AAGTGATGTTAGTGCTTTAGGTTTACGACCCATATCGCCTTTCATATCACCTTTGTTAAACTGATCAACATCTGTTGGCGTAAGTAACATACCTAAACTATCAATAACAAACAATACTTTCGGACGATCAGCTTCATCCATTGCTTTATAATCTGTCATAAATGTTGAAATAGTTTTTGCAACATCGTCAATCATTGACATGTTTAATTTAAGTAGTTTTTCTTCTGAAGTATCTACATCAAGTGCGTGTAACCACGATTCGTCAAGTGCATTTTCAGAGTCAATAAGAACTACAAATATACCTTGGTCCTGTGCATGTTTTACAATATTGCCTGCACAAATATATGATTTACCAGCGCCTGATTCTCCAGCAAACACTGTAACCTTACCCATAGGTACACCTTTATGAAAGTCACCTGATATAAGATAATTGAGTGCATAGTTACCTGTTGAAATCCAGTCAGTAGGATCATTGAATCCCGCACTCATACCTGTAATGGATTTAGTTAATTGTGTCCGAAACTTGCTCGGATCAAATGCTTTTGCCATACTTGTCTCCTTGTTAAAGTTGCCCAGTGCATTTAGAATTTTGACATGTAAACAATGAATCTCTGTTCTGATTTAGCACTGGGCTTGATTAGTTTATTGACTTTGTCTTGCTCTAATCATTGCAAGAATGTCTTCTGCTTTACCTTCAGTTTCTGTTGATTGTGCAGCAGGTGCTTCTGCTTGTGGAGCAGGAGCAGTCTCAGCTGGTGCAGTTTCTGCTACCGGAGCTGGTGCTGGAGTTTCATCAGTTCTTGAAGTTGCAGTGCCGTTTGATGATGATGTATTAGGATCACCAGTTCTAGCACTCATGCCTGCTGGACGGAAGTACTGTGAAAATCTCTCTTCATCATATGCTTCTCCGTCAACACTTGCTTCAAACATTTCCTGCATAACCTTGACTTCAACGTCGGAAGGCTTCTTAGGAAGAAAGTCGCTCAGATTGAACAACCCGTTTGTATTTACAGCATTCATTTCTGAATCACCAAGCGGACGCTCTCTACGTGCCCAATTGGAAGTACTGTAATCTGCGTAACCACCTTTACTTGTTTTGTTAAGACGGAAATCAACACCAGCAGTATAATCTGTTGGCAGTTCTTCCATATCAGGATCCATTAGTGCTTGTTTAATAATTTGGAAAATTTGTGGACCAATTATAAAACGTCTAATCGGATTTTCTGGAGTAGTATCCTCTGATAAAGGATTGTCTACTACAAAACCTTGGAAAAGATAAGAACGCTTTTTCCAATATTTGCGACCCATGTCTTCTAAACTAGGATCTTTAAACCAACCCCTAACTTCATTAAGGATGTTACAAGTATCTCCATACATTTCCATACATGGAATTTGCACTTGTACAGGACGACTATCAGTCTGTCCTTTGATTCCGGAAAACGGAAGTTTAATCATCAAACGTTCTTTCCAAAAGAATGTGTTTGAATCATCTCCATCAGGAAGGAATCGGAGTGTTGCACTCTCGCCTTCTTTAATATTCCAGAATGGGTAAATTGCGTTGTCGCCGCCGCCTGTGTTTGAACCACCTTGTCGTGATTCTTGCTCTTTGAGCTTTGCTCTAATTTCAGCTAATGATGCCATAATATGCCTCCTTTAATTGCCTTTAGCTTTGTGCCTGTTTATGTAGCACATGTTATACATACTACACAATTATATAGCAGAAGTCAACCTTTTTCTGCTAAATTCTTGAAATTATTTTATATTCCTGCTAGTTGCCTGATATTTTCTAGTTCTACTGATTCCTGACTCTTATCAAAAGATGATACATCAGAAGCAGCCTTGCGAGCTACATCTTTTCGTATCTTTTGAAGTACCTGTCCTAAATTGTCTCTTGTAATATTATATTTTACGTAAGCCATATTCAACCATTGATCTTCTTCTGATGATAAAGAACTAGAACTCATAAGTCCTTCAATTGCATCAGCATCATTTAGATATCCTTCAGGACCATTGTAGTTTGGGTCATATGCTGTGCTCTGCATACCATACTTACCAGTTACTTCACTTCCACTGCTGTCATAATCTGGTTGAAACGATTTTTTTGGTAAACTAGGTGCTTCTGGATCGGCTTGTGGTTTGGCTGGGTCATCAGGCATTGATTTTTTTGTTGGTTTTATATCTGGGCCTGGACCACCAAATGCATCTAGTTTGTCGTCAGCTGACTTATCAGCAGCCTTACCAGCATCTCTTTTGGCTGCCGCTTTATTGCTCAATTCGTCTTTTACTCTACCCATTAAGTCCCTATATTTTTTTGGAATCATAGGATTATCTTTGTACGTATTGTATAAAGTTAACAGCATTTCTTCATCGCCTGCTTTCAATTTCTCATCTAACTTTGACAAGAAACCTTCTAGTGTAAATTCTTCATCGTCCATTAATTCTGGATCTTTATATCCGTTATACTCTTCAAACTTTGCGTTGATAGCTTCTATAAACTGCTTTGCTGGATTAATAAAGCTCTCGCCAAAATCTTTTTCTACTGCTGTCAGCACTGCTGTTTCGCCTTTTGGAAACTGTCCTGTATGTCTGTCATACATTGAAAGCACGTAGTCTGTAACAGTTTCAATTGTAATCTCTTTACCATCAGGACCCATTACTTTGTCGCCTTTCTTCTTGCCATCCATTTTTGCTTTACGAACTGTGTATGTAAATGCATTACTTTCATCTGTATCACTGTCATCTTCCATTATGTCTGGAACACCGTTGCCATTTGCGTCTCTCCACCATGATCCAGATTCGTCATGTGAGTCATGTGAGCAACCACAATCTGGTTTACAGTTGTGCATCTGACATCCACAATCTTTACAATGATACTTTTGGTAGCCTTTCATATAGCCTTCGTCTAGTGCAGAATCTACTGTGTCATCTGCCCATTCTTCAAAAGCATTGAAATCATCTTTATGGTCACTTGCAGTAGATTCTGTAGTTTCTTCTACACTGTCTACAATATCTTCTGGACCTAGTTCTTGGGCTTTCGTTTCTTCATTAACAAGATTGTATATGTATGGAAATACATCTTTTAATTCTTCATTGAACTGTCTAATTGTAAGTTGATCAACCCAGTTCTCAGCTACGTCTTCTGGAACTTCTTTGATTTCTTTTACTTCGAAGTTTTCAATCATAGCTTGATATGATTTTTGTCTTTGTAGTCCTTCAATAGTTTTTTTGACCGTTAGCACTCGCTCATTTACTATATCCATGTATTGTGAAAGACCTTCTGCCATTACACCTGACCGACCCATGTAACTTTTGAATTTCTTTAACTTGTATAATTCTTCTGATAACCCTGTAATATGTTTTCCAAAATCATCATAAACTTTTCCACCTTCGGATACATGCATCGCCATAGCTCTTGCACCATTAAGATGTTTGAAAGGATATTTAAATCTTTCACCTTCTGAACTTTCAATATAAATGTTTTCAATGTGTTGTGTACGTCCACTTGCAAGTTCTTGGTTTACAGGCTGATTATGCCTAACGCTGACTCTAGCTGATCCAACGTCTTGGTAGCTAGTTCTGCTTGTTCCATACATTTTTGATTCGGTCATTTGTTCTTCTCCGGATTGATTTTGTGCTAAAAATTTATAATCATTTTTGTTAAGATTGCTTTTTGTAATATCTCTAGTATCAAAATTTAAAAGCCTTTTCTTAGCAAAATACCTTAATTCTTTTAAAAAGTCATACCATGATTGTTTTACTAACTTGTCTTGGTTTTCTACAAAATTATTGCTATACATCACGCTTACAGCATTTTCATCTAAGCTAACACTAACTCTTCCTAATGATTTTTCTTTTTGTTTAAAGTCAAAATCAAAGAATCTAGCTTCATTTGGCTTGTTAGTAACAATGCCTTCTGCATTTCCTATTGTTACAGTAGGAAAGCGTCCACGTATTTTATTAAATAATTCTTCACTTATTAAATCAAGGTTTTTCATAATAATATTTATCAATAATTGGTACTAATGAAGATAGGCATAGGCGGTTCATAATCCTCCGTATCTTCTATACTTTTAAATGTGTTGTATATTCTAGGATCCCAATCTTGCAAAACTCCCATAATTCTTATACTTAAAAGCATTGCAGATATTAGATCATCTGTTTCTCCTGGTTTTGCTTTGAAACTTGATCCTGTTGCTACAAAGCCTTTTAGTTCTGATATCAATGGGCCAGAAGCTACAATTAATTTGTCATTTTCTATCATTGTTTTTAACTTGGCACAAGCTGTAATTTTTGTGCTATGTGTTGTGTTGAAGCCTTTGCGAAACTTTCTTACATGTCCTTTACGTATTGGTTCACTTACAAACATGCCAGGTATATTTTCTTCACCAAAATCTCTAATAACAATGAGTGCTGCTTCTCCTATTGCATTGTTTTCCACACTCCAATATATGCCTGTTGATCGGCCACTTTCTTTTTCAATGTAATCACATATATCTTTGAGGACTCTTAT